AAATCAAAAGTTGTGACTGCAATTCCTGCTGAAGTTCTTTGCATAAAATCATATGGTCTTACATCACCTATGACTGTTGCACCAGTATCACGTTGTCTAGTATCAAGCAATCTTCTATTTAATAATTTTAATGATGATGCATTAAATCCAATAGCTGGAGAACCAAGAACATTTGTTATGTTCATTGACTTTCCAATTCTTATTGGAATACTTATATTTTCCTCTAATTTAGTTGTTCTTGGTTTAAGGACATCAATGGACGTTGATCCAACTTTATCGATCTCATAACCCCTTACATACGCCTTTCCTGAAGAAACCTGAAGACTAATGATATCATCTGAAGGAGTATTTCCATTTTGAGTCTGTTGAGTGTCAAAATATATTCCTCTATTACCAATTCTATCATTTAAAGACTCTTTAACATCTATAGAAAATGGTTTCACATAATAATCACCAGATTCGTCATATGTCCTTCTTGCTAATTCTTTCGCAAAGATATTATACTCAGTCGCAGTTACCATCTCTTTGACAGAACCATTAACGACTCTCATTAACTCAACAAAATCTTTATCATTAATATCAGTTAAAGATTTTTTATGAAGAGATACAGAAATTTTCAACCTATCTGCACCAGGTGCAGCTTCATTTGAAAAACCTAGAGCATTATCATATAAATCAGAATTGGTTGAAGATGCTGATGTTTTTTCTTCTTTTATTAAAAATCCAACTCTATAACTTGGAGAATTTGAATATTGATCTAAAATTACTGTGGATGCTATTGTTTTTACAAAAAATCCACGAACAAAATATACACCTTCATTTATAGAAAATGAAGATCCTGTGGAAGTTGAATTTGCAACAATACATCTTGCAAATTGACTATTTGCTGCAATACTTGTGTTTTCAAATGCAATTCCTGAAAGAGTTATTAAATTTTCACCATCCTGAAATGTCCTTGTAGTCCCGTCTGATCCAGATTTAGAATACTTTAAGTATAAAGTGTCAAATCCATCAATTGATTCGGGTGCAGTCAATCTATTGACCACTGTGGCTTCAACACCAGATGTTTCTCCTTGTATTTTTATATTGTTATCTACTAAAAATTTTGTGTAACTATTAACTGGTATATTTAAAAAATTGGGATCTATTTTTACCGCAAAATAGTTGGGATCATAGAAAGTTCCACCAGGTATGACCATTGAACCTTCTTTGAAAAAGTGTCTTCCAAACTTCTCAACTTGATTTTGTAATATTGACTGTAGTGTTGTTAACTCTCTTGCTTGAACTGGAAAACCAGGTTTAAACAATACTTTATGATAATTTTTATTTTCATTAAAATCATCAAAATATGGAGAAACGTTTAGATTAGTATTTTGTGGCATCTGATTAGAACTCGATTACGATTTTTACTTCTTCCTTTTGCGAAGCTGTCCTTGTGACTGGTGCTCTGTTATCAATATATATTATCTCACCAGAGAATTTTTTAATTTCTGGATTTGCAACTCCGTTAACAAATGCATGACCTAAAGATTCACTTCTTTGACCAATAGTAATTGATTCAGCACTAAATGTTGTATCAACCTCTAAATTATCAACAGTTTGACCAGGAATAATATGAGTTGCACCAGTAACCGCAGTTGCCACTCCTACAAAATTACGAAGTTCATAACCATAAACAGATTGAGTTGAAAAACCAACTGGTTGATAATATCTTAAGACTCCAGTATTAGAATCCCATGAAGCAACATATCCAATCGCAGTTCCAATACCAATGGTAGCATCATTTGAGTATTGGGTTATCTTTGTGTTTTTTGGGTAAACAACATTAGATAAAACTGTGCTAGATCCACTAGGAATTTTTAATTTTAGTGCACCTAAAGAAGTTGCAGTCCTCTTATTTAGAACAGAGGTTCCACCAAATTCTAGGGGATCTCTAATTATTCCAACACGAGAAAAATCATTTCCAACAATGTAGTCTGCTTTATCATTGATATTATTATCAAATTTAGAGTAAACCATAACTCTAAATCCACCTAATTCACGATATATATCAGCACCATGTCCACCTTTTGGTGGTATTATCACTTCAAACTGAGGTTCATCAGATCCCTGACCAACAGTTAATGTTTTTCCATCTACGGGCGAACCTTCAGCAAATCTAACTGCTGCATACGTATATGCTGTGGAATTAGTATCTGCTAATTTTATTCTTGTTACTACACCTTCATTTACAGTAACTATAGCCTTACCATCTGATCCGTCTCCAATTATAGGAACGGTTACAGTTTTTTCTCCTGTAGTTACACCATTAATTGTAGCTGTTCCTGCTCGTTTAATTATTATTGATTCCAATTTACCATCTACTGCTGCATCTTTTATATTTGCATTTGTTGTATCTCCCCATTTTTGTGGAAGTGGTATATATGAAGATGTTACAAATTTAACAATATCAGAAGGAGAAATAGTATAAAGATATTTCCATTGGTAATCATCTGTATTTCCAGTTGTGTCCTGTTCGGGAACTGTTGTAGATGTATGAGTTGGTTCGACTTTAGAAGTGGTTCCATTTGGAGTAGTTGGAGATGAACCGTTATTAATGCATAGATAAACTTTAAACTCAGAAGTTACAACATAATAATTTGAACCATATAAACTAGAAGAACTAGTTTGAGATGTTCGATTAGTGGCACTATAGTTATTTCTATACATTTCATAAATTGTTCCACTTTGCCAATTAATACGAGGTATGACTCTTCGAACATCACTAGAAGTGATTTTTTTCAAAAATAACATACTATCGTGATATCTATTCTCTTGGTCAAAGTTGTCTATTGGGTTAGGTGCTTCTGTTCCCCAACTCGCATCTCCATATCCAATCGCATCCGTAAGATTAGTTGGATCTGGATGTCCTAAAAAAGTAAAATAGTTATTATTTCCAGTTGTGCCAATACCCACAAAACTGTCTACAAAAGTTTCGGCATTCAATATACGGTACTGGTCAGTGATTATTGCGGGCATTGATACTTACATTTTTTGATTATTTATACCTGTTATGTATAACTTGTTTTTATAGGTGCAGACCTTATCACCTGAGCTGATGTTTCTATACCTGAAACTCCATTTTGATTAAAGAAATCAAAAGATTTGGAATTCAATCCTCTGGATACATTTACTGCACCCCAACTATATTTACCACCTCTAGCATAAGTTGTGAGTCCAACTGTATTAATTCCAGAAATTGATTGTACGTTTGAGAATACTCTTACAATAGATTGTCCAATTCCAACTATATGTTCAGCAAAATAAACATTATCTAAGAAATTAGTTCCAACACCAATAATTTCTGGGCCTGAAAGTGTGGTTTTGATTCCAGTGACTCCACTAGTGCTACTTCCGATAGATGTGTTTTGAATTACAAAGTAGTCACCTGTCTCAATTCCAGTTTTTTGTCTCTCTTTAGATGTTGGAGATAAGAAATTAGCAGGAAAAATTGTAGAATCGGGTTTAAGATCAAAGAATAAAGCAGGCCCAGTGGTATTAATACCAGTTGTTTGAGTTCCTATTCCAATAATATCACCATAGTCACCATTATAAGTTACATTATTAATTGACTCGACTTTTGGTGTTGCCGACTCAATACCAACTATGGATATATTATTTAAGTTACCCTCGATTCCATCAACAACTGTAAAAGACCAAGAGTCTTTAATGTATATTCTGGTATCCGTAGGTAAAACAGATTTTATAATTCCAGAAGTTGGTAATATTTTTGGTTCTAAGTAATTTCTTTCTTTTGATATTCTTAATCCATCTATAGTTAAGTCTTGAGTTTGTTTTCTCCAAACTGTTGGTCTTAAAAAAGTTGTATCAGTTGATATACCAACTCCAGAATAAGTTTGTGTCTCTACAGTGTCAGCAGCAATTAATGCATAGATGACTCTATTATCTTGCTCTGAAACACCAAGATATTTTTGTAATCTTAACTCATCACCAGGTTTTATAGTTTCATCAACATCAATTTCATCAAAATCAGATGTTGATCCAGCATAAAAATACATTCTAAATTTACTGCCAGCTTTTGGTGCCTCATTAAATGTTATCCTTGTTCCACCATTAAATGTGTAATCTTTACCTGGAGTTTGTAATACATCATTTATGAATATTAAGAGATTATTTTGAAGTATAATTCCTGATCCTTTCTGAGCAACTATACTATAATACTCTTTTGATGTGGTTGTTCTTGTTATTAAGAATGATTTTCTAAATCCATTAAATTGAATACTAAAATCATCTAATTCTAATAATTGACCAAAACACCATCCTGCAAATTTATCTTGATATTTGTTTTTAACTGTTATATTAAAAGCACTAGTTCCTATACCAACTTGGAAAGGTATTGTGGATAATTCTAAGTTATCTCCGATTTCATAACCTATGCCACGATTTGCCATATCAAATGATATAATACTACCACCAGTTCCAACAACAACATCGATAGATGCACCAGACCCACTTCCACCAGTTAGAGGGATATTTTTGTAAGGACTAGGTGGTGCAACAGTTATAAAGTTTAATCCAGTAGATATTCCTGTATTAGTATATCCAGCACCTGCATTGTTGATTGTAATTGAAGTAACAACACCAGCAGTGACAAAAGCTGTAAATGCAGCACCAACTCCAATAGTTGAACCAATTGACACTAAAGGATTAGATAGATAACCAGCACCTCCAGTTTCAATTCCAACTGATTGTATTGTTCCAGCAGCAGAAACTACAGCACTGAATATTGCTTTTCTTGGGAACTGGTATCCACTCCCTATTCCAACATCAAATTCATTAATTATACCACCTCTTGGTAAATCCTTGTTGGCAGTAGTTCCTGTAAAATCAATTGTTTGTCCTGTACCAACTAAAGTATAATCAGTTAAACTTGAATCACCAACGATTCCAAGATAAGGTTTTTGGAAAATATTATTAATTAAAATTGCACCAAAACTACTGTTTATTCCTGTTGATTGAACTCCATTTGATGTTAAATTAAACTTATCAGTTGAACCATCAAATCTATCAGATATATCGTCTAATATTTTGTTTGTATTGTAATTTAATCTATAATATGCTCTACCCGTAAATGTTGAAAATGTTGATATTCCTCCAGTTGGCCCATATGGTGCCTCTGAAAAATATAATCTCCCTTCATTAATTCTATAATCACCTTTCAAAACAGTTACTGCAGCACCAACTGTATGAGCAGCTGCTACTGTTCCCATTTGACCTCTATCAACACTTAAAGAATTAGTTGAACCCACTCCAACTAAATTGACTTTAAATATTTCATCTTCAATTCTAAGTAAAGACTTACCTGCTATTTCAGAAACATCATTTAAGAAAATAGAAGTACTTCCTACACCAACAGTGCTTGCTAATCCAACAGAAATAGCAGTTGTTATTCCTAATGGACTTTGAATTATATTATCAATAGTAATTAAACTTCTAATTGTAGCATTTTCAGATGGAACTGATAAAGTATGAGTATTTCCAATTCCAGTAACGTTTATGAATGTTACTCCTACACCTGCATTTGCAAAAGTTTCTGCAACTGCAACTTTAATTGAATCAACATCCTCTTTGATAGCAAAAACAGTTGATGGCAATAAAGTAGTAACTCCGATACCTGGAACATCTGTGGACTCAATGACAATCGCAGATTGACCAACTTGTGGTTTATAAATCAATTCTTCTCCAGTGTTAAATTCATGTTTTGTTATTGTAAGTAAATTAGTGGACGTATTGATTCCAGTGGCTGGATCAAAGACTTTATGGAATAGAGATTCACTATCAGTGAATATATCAAAACTTGTTGTTCCAATTACACCTCCACCAGTAGAAGTCACAATTCCAGTAAATTGAGAACTAATATCATCTATTAATAATGCTTTATTTGTTATTGACTCGTTATAATCAGTTATTATTTTGGAATCAAATGAAACTAATTTTGACAAACTAGAATCAGTTGTATTTTCACTTACTAAATCATAATAAAATTTGTCATGAACAGAAGCTTCCTGATCAATCTCAACATCCAATTCTAATAATGAATCTGACTTTAATGAATGAGTACCCACTGAATGAATACCTAAATTACAGAAATTTTTAAATCCAGCAACATGATTTAGACTATCAACAGAGTTTTTCCAAGTTAAAAATGGAACAGACCCTTTAATTGAATATGAAAATCTTTGATAATAATCATTGTCATGCAAATTCTGAATACTGGAATTTAATTTACCAGTTTCTTTTTTCCAACCGTTTTCAATTTCTACTGCACCATCTACATTCAAATCAAAATCAAATTTAAATATATTTTCTACTGTAGATTTGTTATTACTTTGTGATCCCAAGATTACGTCATTTTCTAAAAATTCACCATTTACATTAAATACTTTTAAAGTTTCAGACTCTGGATCCCAGCCATTTTCTGCAACAACTCCAGAAACATCTCTTCCCAAAACTGAAACACTTTCATTATCAAAAAATGAAACTTTGTTAAATTCTGCATTAAAAGTTGCTAAGTGATCTTTTTTGATAACTCTTCCAAAATTATTATCTTGTTGATATGTTCCTCCAGTTGATCCAATACCACTTATTGAATATGAAACTGTTTCTAAACCACCTGTGGTGTTTACACCAGTAACAGCGAAATAAGTATAATTATAATCACTTGAATTAAATCCATCTCCATCATTTAATGTTTTTACATTTTCTACAAATATTAAATCATCTTTTTTAAACGGAAAATCACTTCCTTGATTATAAAATCCACTGTCACCAGATCCTGTTTCTGGAATTGGTGCTCTTAATTCTAGCGTAACTATTTCATTAAGCGTTGTTGCCCCCTTTACGACAATTCCGTTTGAATTGTTAATTGGTACAATTCTGACATCTTGATTAATTCCAGTATCATTCTGTAAAATATCCACATCCTTAACAGCAGACCCAGCTAAAGTTGTTTGAGCAACTATATTGGAATTTCCAACCACTGTTACATTTGGTGGAGTTGTATATTCAATACCTCCAGTGGTCACTCCTATGGATTTTAATGTAAATACATTTTTTAATTCTAAAATTAAGTTACTTTCAGCTTTAGGTTGTAAAGTTTTGTCTGGAGTAAATTCTATTCCTTGAATAATTGCTTTTGTACCATCAATTTCTCCAATTTGATCCGTTTCAATACTCAAAACAGCATTTTTTCCTGTTGTTGTTCCGATTGATGTTAAAATTGGTAAGGTAGATACCTCAGAACCTTTATTTAAAATATTGATTGAATGTATTCCACCAAGTTCTGTTGTAGATTTAGTAGAATAGAATGCAGATGAAAATCCTGTTGTAGTATATGAAGTAGTTTCTGCGATTCCTGTTGGATTAAAAGTAAAAGTACTAGTACCAATACTAATTACTTTATACTCAGTATTAAACTTCGAATCTAAAACTTGAATTTGAGAATGATCTGGAACATCTACATTAGCAAAATGGGATATTGTTTTTATAAAATTATTACCTTTTCCTACTACTCTATAGTAGAATTTATTTGATAATGAACTACCAACGGAAACACTTATTTTAGTTGCAGCATCCCCATCACCGTTAACACCATTTCTGGAAATTAAATTAGTGTTATATTTTGATATGAAATTAGAATCATTGTAAAATTCGATTTCATAATCAGTCAAACTAGAATCTGAAGTTATAAGTTCTGCTGTACCATTTTTATATAAATTTAATTTTGGATTTATTTTTGAAATTTCATGATTCCCACCACCAGTTGTTCCTATTCCAATATAGTTGTATGGAAATGTTAGTATATCATAAGAATTTTCAGATAACCTTATCGTATGTAATGAGTCTTTAATAACATAATAAACTCCATCATTAACCAGAGGTGTAGCTGGAGTCGAAGAATTGTAAACAATTACATCTCCTGTTTCGAAATCATGATCATTAATTGTTATTGTTGATAATGTAGTTCCTACTCCAATATCAGTTGATCCAAATGAAACAGGATTAACAACTAACTTTCTTATAGTTTCATTATACTTAAGATTAAAAATTTGAGTTTTATTAGATTTTATATCTAACTTAAACTTATCACCAACAGATAATCCATGTTGTTGTCCTGTAGTTGTAGCAGTGGCAACAGTTACTGTTCCATTTACTTTTCTCAATTGACCAGTAATGTTATTTGTTATTAACTCTAATTTGACATTATCTGATCCAGTTGAAATTCCAGTTGTAATTTGTTTAAAGAATACGTTACTTGTGCTAAATCCTACCTTTTCTGTTGAAAGTCCAATAAATTCATCATTAATTTTTACACAAAATAATTTATCAAATGAACTTAAATCAAATTGATTTGATAAATCCAAATTTCTAGATGCAATAATTGTAGATCCAAGAGAGACAAGAGATAATTCATCACCACTCTTAAATTTATGATTTGGTAAAAATATTGCTTTTGGTGGAACAGATCTTTTAATTGGAGTAACACCAGCAAATCCCACTGTCATATTAGTAAAACTAGTTCCAATACCAACTGATTTTTCAGCTTCAAAATATTGAATTTTTGGAAATTCTATATTTTTATTTTCTAATTTTTTATTAATATTATATGTAAATTCTGTTTCTGATCTTGTTACCACTGCCCCTGAGAGATGATCTGTTGGAGTGGTTGAATTATGTCCTCTAATTACTCTATACTTATTATTAATGTCATCATGATCAATAATTAAAAGTTGCTCTGTTCCAATTATGACAGTATCATTAACTTTAAATTTTCTACTAATAGTGGGATCAGAAAAAGTTATAAACGTTGTAATTCCAGCGTTGACAGTTGCCATAGAGGTGGATATTGAAGAAGTAACAGTGGATACACCGATAATTCTAACTCCTTCAATATTTTTATATTTTGTTGATGATATTCCAGTAATTTCCACCATATCACCATCAAATAATCCGTGAGGGATGGTTGATAAACCAGTAATTTTTTCATCAGACACAGAAAACTTTAAGTTATTAACCACTGTGTTTGTGGTTGCTACTGAAACTATACCTTTACCTAAAACCTCATTAACTCTAGCTGATATAGTTGGATCTGTAAAGTTTATTTGGTCATTTACTTTATAATCTTCTCCAGACTCATCTATTGATATTCCTGTTATATCTGATGATTTTACTCCATCAACTTTTAATTTAACTTGAGACGCAAGAGGATCTGCTAACAATGGATAATTTCTAAAAGTTTCATTCAAACCTAAATGAGTTACATTTCTCTTATAATTTCCACTATTAATGGTTAAATCTGATTGACTAACAGAGGAACTGTAATTAAAACTATCAGTATGATTACGATGTTTAATTGTAGTATATGGAAAAGTTGGTTCAAAATTAAATTTATCTATGGTTGAAAAATACGCATATATTCCATTTGGATATTCTGGAGTTGTAGTAAATTTACCATTATACTCATCTAAATCTCCACTTTCATCATAAATGTAATCTTCAATAAAATATCCATTAGGATATATGGTTTGTGGAGGCCTATAATTAATATCATTTATTGGAGAAATGTTATAACTTGATTGAATAAAAGTTAATCCAGTTCCAACGTTATTGTTACTGATCGGGCCATAAATTGGATTTCCATCATAAGCCCATCCAATTATTTTTGAATGAGAAGTTATGTCATTAGTATCACTTAATAACTCTCTGTATTTTGTTGGAGGATAAAAAGAGCAAATTTTATTACCTTTGTATTTTAATTCAGAATTTACTTGTAGTAATTGATTATTATTTGTTAACGAAGTTTTATATCTTTCTACAGAGTTTATCCTCCAGTTATAAATTTGTGTTGAAAATACCGCATCTCTTCCACTTGGAGTAATTTTTATAAATGTTTTGGCTGGATCATATCCAGATCCTTGTTCAATAATTTCAACATTTGTAATTTTACCATCAGATACTATTGCTTTCAATTCAGCAACAGATCCTACACCAGTTCCTAATCCGACAACCTCCAAAGTTGGTGGTGATGTATATTCTGTTCCAGAATTGGAAATTACAACATTAACCACATTCCCATTAGCAATTATGGGATTTAATGAAGCATCTTTACCTGTTAGGAATGATATGTTTGGTTGTCGAGAATAGTTTATAATATTAGTTACACCATAACCAACTCCTCCATTTTCTATGAATACATTTTCAACTTTACCTTTAACTATTGCTTCTGCAGATCCCATATAGTAATCAGGTATAGTTGATGTTAACCCTATCGCAACATCATTACTGATATTAACTTTAATTTCTGGATATTTGAACGTATGTGTTCCAACTCCAACACTACTCAAACTTTCATATATCTTTCTATCATAATTTGTGCTATTAATTGTAGATATAGTCCCAGCTGCACTTAATTTAAATTTATCATCATCAATAACTGTAATTTTATAAACATTAGATGTTGATAATCCAGAGATAACAGTACCAGTGCAACTATATTCTACATTATCACCATTTTTAAAATTATGATTCTTAGCATAAATGTAATTATTAAAAGTGTTTATACCAACAAATGTTTTAAATAAATTACTCCTATTAGGAGTAGGATATTGTTGAGATGATATGTTTACTTTTCTATTTGAATATAAAGATCCAGAATTAATAACCTCTATTCTATCAATTATTTTTCTTTTTTTCTTAGATCTAAAGATATGTGTTCCATTTCCATTTTGAATGAAAAATATTGTATTAATTCCTGCAATAGCATCTTCTTTTTTTATTGTTAGTGAAAAAGCTGAGTCTGTTCTCTTTAAAATAAAGTAGGATGCACCTGAAGATAATAAATCAGTATTAAAACCAACATTAACACCAGTATCAATCCCTATAGGATTTCCTGTTGCAGTATAAACAACTTCTTCACCTTCTAAAAATCTATGTTCTCCATCAAATGAATTTGTTGCTAAATCTACATTAAAATCAGTATATGCCTTACTATGAGTAAATCCTCTCATCTTTGCTTCACATCTTGCACCTGTTCCATTTCCCCCAGATATAGTAACTGAAGGTGTTGTAGTGTAGTCAAACCCTTTATTGGTTACTATAATATCTGTTATAGCACCAGAAAAATTTCCATAACCAATACACCCACTACCAGAGAGATCTACAATAGATAATGTAGGTGGATTAATAACATTATAATCTTCCCCAAAATTTAAAACTTCAATTTCATTTATTTGTCCATAATATAAAGAATCTTTTGAAATTGAAGAATGATATTCGATTCCATTTAAGGAAACACCAATTGGCCCTCTAATATTTGTCTTTTTCGTTGATATTTTTGGATTTTTATATATTCTCTTAAAATAATCTTGGTTTTGTAATTTTTCACCTTCATACAAATTTGCAGGAGTAATCGTATGAATTACATCTTTAAATATAGTATTAATACCTGTAGTATTATCGTTTACAGTTCCAACGTATCGAGGAATTTCTAATAATCCTCTGTATAAATTTAGTGGAGTTGTAGCAAATTTGATTGTATTTGAATCAACAACATTAATGAAGTAAAATCCAGTGCTGATACCAGTTATTCCAGATCCAGATGAATATGTTAAGTCTTCTCCTAAGTTAAGATAAACTTTCTCTCCATTTATAAAGTTATGATCATTTATATTAACTGTATATTGGTTTGTGCTAACTCCAGACGATGAATTAAATGTTTTTGATCGATTAGTATTTGTTGTTTCAAAAGATGGATAACCAGAAAAAGAAATATATGTATTTTTTTCATTATCAACGAACGAATTTTGAATATTACCCAATAAAGACGTAATTCCAAATCTACTATCAATGTAACTAAGTTTTTTTCTTATTTGATAATCTCCAAAAATGCCTGGTGCATTCGTAACTTCTATGCTAAATTTATTTGGTGTGTTTGTATCTTTAACTTCTACGTTTTCAGCTTGCAATGATCCGTTAGATTTTAAAATTATGTCTACTCTATCTCCTTTTTTTAAAAAATGATTTACTTCAGTTGTAAATGCTTCACTTCCATCATGATTAATAACATCAATATATGATAAGTTGTTATAGAACCAAGTATTAAATTTTGGATCATCAATATCAACTTTTTCACCTAAATGTTTAACTCCTATCGTGTCACCAATATCAAAATACTTAGTAACATTAGCATTATCTGAAACTCCAGAAATTGATCCCGTTGTTCTCATTGTACAGATCTTTGTTAGATCATTATTTTCATATCCATAAATGAAATTAGTATCAATAATAGGATCAGACTCTATTAAAGTAGTAGAAATGCCAGTGCACCCAAAAAACTGATTATTTGATTTAGACGTGTAAGTTGCTAATGTATATCTGTTATCTGCGTTTAAGTAATAAAAATTACCAGAGTCACCAAATCCAACTGTAGAGTCTACAGTCGTAACTTCTGTAGTTGATGCAGTTCCAACTACTTTTGTTTTTGTGGAAACTTTAAATTTGTTAATTATTGTTCCCTTTGAAAAAGAAATTTTAAAATATTTTTTACTTTTTAAATATATTGCTTCTACATTCGCTACAGCTCCACTTGCAGTTGGATTTGTAAACGAGTCTTGATATATTTTAAGACCAACTAAATTTAAAGGATTGCCACTTATATTTTCTACAATAATATCATCAGTTACGTCCCATTCTGCATCTGATGGTAAAAAAGTCTGATTAAAAGGTTTGATAATATCAACTTGCTCTCCATACAAAACTTGAAATAAAATTTTCAGAGAGGTATCTGTTCCTTTTGAACTATAAAAGTCTCTTGCTCTTGATAAAATATTTTCTACATTTAGTCCATATGCAAAATCTTTTCCCTCTAAACCAGGTAAAAAGTGTTTTCTAAACTTTTTGTAGAATTCAGTTACAAAAAGAAAACTTAGATTAACTACTAACGAATTTGCATTGTGTGCTGCAGCATTAGTGTCACTAAAGGTTAAAAACTCAGGAGCTCCAGCTGTTTCAATTGCAGATATTCCACTAAATCCACGAATACACCCAGTAAATGAAGTTGCAGTTTTTCCAGTATATGTGATAATTTCATTATCAATTTTTAAAAGACCATATGTATCTGGAAATCCTGTGGTTTGGTTGACATTAATTACATCATCAAATGCATACGTTAAAGATGCTAAAACAACAGGAGATTCTGGAGTTGTGCTGTTTGGTGCAGGAATAGTTTGTTTTTCAACTAAAGAAATATCAGCAACAGTTGAAATTTTCTTCAATGATGAAATATTATCAGCTAAGTAAGTGGTTCCATACTCACGTTCTTCAGATGCATAGTATTGAGTCAAAAACTCCTTGAATAGTGGGTTGTCTACTTGTATAAAATCTGGTATTTGACTACCAAGAATATTCGATATTTTAACTTTTTTATCTGACATCTGTTATCTTGTATATTTTTTGTTGCTAATAAAACTAGATGGTGGTGTATAGTTTGTTCCAGAAATATTGGAACCAGAAACAAGAACATCTTCTAATAAATTAAGTTGACTGTTTCCCTTAGTATCTAGCACGATATAGAGATTCTCTTTTGCTACAATATCATTAGATTCTGGAGTAATTTCAATTTCAACTTTTTCAGATATAGTTGTAGATGTTATATTGATTGGGAATAAATTTATTTCACCTCTTATATAATCTACAATTCCTGCATTATTGTTGATATAAGTGATAATTTCACCATCAAGTGTAAAAAATTTGATTATTCCTGTAGTTTGATCACTATTTGGAAAATCTGTTAAGTATACGTCTCCATCAACCCCTTCAATCTTAAAAGCAGAGGAACGAATATTAAATCCCTCTAAATCAGCATGAAACCTATTACCATAACATATCTCATAAGTTGCAATTTGGTTATATGATGGTTTTAAATCTCTTCTCATTATTAATGTAGTGATATTTGAAGTTATTCCAGTATCAACTCGGTCAATTTGAGCAAGTAACTTACTATATTTCAATCTTCCACCAAAAGAGTTAATGTCTGATGATTTTGCATAAGTCTCAATTGAGGATAATATTCGAGATTGTAAATTTAACTTATCAGAAACAAATCCTGAATCATATGCAACAGTTGAATTAAATTCAACATACAAATACTTTAAATCAAGAAATTCTTGTTTGATACCAGCCACCGTATATTTCTTTAAATCATTTTTAATTGAATCTTTGACTACAGCAGATAAAACTTCACCATTTTTTGGTTTAACAGTAATGAAAACTTTTCCAAATTCTGGTGGATCAAGTTCTTCTCCACCATATGCACTTACAGAGTCAACATTTGGATATAAAAAAGGTATCAAACTCTTATAATCATTCGGTGTTACTGCTCTGTACTGTGACGCATAGACCCTTGGAGCAAGGTATTTAATGTTATCCACAGATTCTATCGAATCACCATTTTCTGACCTCTGTGTGGTCGTTAGAATGGATATACCACTTGTTATATCCCTGTCTACACCACCAACAATATATGTTAATCTTCCAGCAAAGTTAAAGTTAGCAGCATTATTACCATCAGTTCCATTGGTGATGATGTAACTAACTCTTATTGTAGCTCCGTTTGCTGGTTTTCGACCCAAAACGTCATCACCAAACATAATTTGATATCGTTCATCATCAACTTCTTGGAAAAGAAATAGCCTAGACTCGGCATTTACATCAAAAATGTTAGTGTATG